TTAAATATTTATATCGGCGGACGTGCGACTGGTAAAACTTATGGAACTTTGAAAGGTTTAATTGAAGATAAGAAAAAATTTATTTATATGAGAATGAGTGAAATTGAGCTAGAATATTCAAGCGGTAAAGACAGTCCTTTTAAATCTATAAATAATGATTTAGGCATGAATATTGAAATGGTAAAAAAAAATAAAAAGTATTCTATTATTGATAGAGACGAGGGTAATTTAATTGGTATAGGATTAGATTTACTTAAAGGAGCAAAAGCAAAAGGAAGTGATTATACTGACTTTGATTTTATCGTTTTTGATGAATTTATACCTCTTCTTACTGTTAAAACAGCAACTTATAAAAAAAGTGGAGACTTACTTTTTCAATTTTTGGAAACAGTAAATAGAAATAGAGAAATCGAGGGTAGAGAAAGCGTGCGTTTAATTCTCTTATCAAATGCTGAAAGTCTTGATAGCCCTATTTTGAATTTTTGGGGGTTAAGCGATGTAATATATCAAATGATTAATAATTCTATTGAATTTGACTATTTGAGCGATAGAGATATTTCTATTTATATTCCTAAAGACGTACCTATTTCATCAAAGAAAAAAGAAACAAAATTATATAATTCTTTACCAAAAAATAATAAGGTAGTTGAAATGTCATTATCTAATAATTTCTATACTGAAAATTTTTCAAATGTGGGAAGATTACCAAACAATATTTTAATGCCTATATTTTCGATTGAAGATTTATATTTTTATGATGTTAAAAATACAAACCTAGTATACTGTTGTCGAAGAAAACACAATAGAAATAACTTCGATAGTTTTAAACAAGCAAAGGAAAAAATAGGAATTGAACTTCATGCTTTAAATATTAATGACATGTTATTTTTTGAGAATTACGATGTTAAAAATAAATATAGAAATTTTCTTTAGTAAAAAAATATATACTATTATTTTTGTGAAAAATAATATACAATAATTTTGAGGGGTAGCTAATAACCAACCTTGACGGGTCAGCTATGAGATGGTAACTCCAAAGCCCTCTTTTATTTTTTAAAAAATAAAAGGAAGTGATAAAATGACGGAACAAGAACTAGAAGAACAATTACAAGCAAAAGAAGATGAAAAAAAAGAATTAGAAAAAAAATTAGATGATTTACGAATCGAAAAAGAGGCTTTAGAAGAAATGGTAGACGAAAGTAAAGATACTATTACTTCATTACAAAATGAAAATAAGGAAGTAAAAAAAGAAAATCAAAAATTACTTCTTAAAGTTTCTTCTAATAAGTCAACTGTTAAAAATGATGAAGAACTTTTCAAAGGTTTTTCAAAATATGAAAGGAGATAATTAAATGGAAATTACACAAATTTATGAATTAGTAAATTCGGTTACGGAACAAGCTTTAGGGTCCAGTTCTTTAACAGCAACTGATTTACAAGGTCTAATTGCATTAGGAGATACGATTTTAAGTTCAAATACAAACACTGAACCGTGGCTAAACACGTTATGTCAACGAATTGGAAAAACTATTTTATCATATCGAAAATACGAAAGTCCTTATTCTCAATTAGTATTAAGTGATTTTGAATACGCTCAAATCGTTCAAAAAATTAAAGTTCATATGCCAACTGCGGAAAATGACCCTAGTTATGGACTTGAAGATGGTAAAAGTGTTGATATGTTCACCGTTAATAAACCAAAAGTAGCTCAAAAAATTTTTACAAGTGAAAGTCCTTATATGTTTAGAGTAACTATTCAACAAGAATACCTTAAAGAAGCTTTTTTAAGTGAAAGTGCCATGGCTAGTTTTATTTCTTCAATTTTTGGAGAAGTTGAAAACGCTATTGAGTTAGCGGTTGAACGCTTAGGACAAATGGTTATTTGTAACATGTTCGCTGAAGTAAAAGACACACCCTCTCGAGCTATTAACTTATTGCATGAGTATAACACTGAAAAAAACACTACACTAACTGCTAGTGAGTGTCAATATGATAAAAATTTTATGGCATTCGCATTAACACGTATCAAGTATTATAGTGATATGATGACGTCACTAACGAAACGTTATAATGATGGTTCAACCGAAAGACATACACCGAAAAGTTTACAAAGATTGTATATGCTAAATGACTTTATCAATCGTACTGAGGGTACTGTTATGTATCAAGCGTACCAAGACGAGTTTTTAAAACTAAAAGGATTTAGAAAAGTAAATTTTTGGCAATCTATCGAAAATGAAAACTCTATTAATATTAAAAGAGCAAGTGATGGTACTGTTGTAGAAATAAGCGGTATCATCGGTTGTATTTTTGACCGAGATGCTTTAGGACTTTATAAAATGTCAAGAAACGTTAAAACAAGTCCTTTAAATGCTAGTGGTTTATACTATAACACGTTCTATCATTTGAAAGAATTATATTTCAATGATGTTAGTGAAAACTTTGTATTTTTTTACATTGCGGATGATTAAAAGGAGTGTTTTAAATGGAGGTTACTTTATATAATTTTAGTAAAAGAAGTAATTCAACAAAACAACCTACTAATGGCACTATTAAACACGTGGCTTTGAAAAGTGAATGTAGTATTTATAATCCTATATTCACTTTTTCTACTAATGATATTGATTTTAATTATATAAAAGCTTTTTCTAATAAATTTTATTATGTTACTGATATTAAACATACACCACAAAATTTTATTGAAGTTAGTTGTGAAATGGATATTCTAAGCACTTATAAGTATAATATACTAGATAGTTACGCATTTGTATTATTCGCAACTAAATACTACAACACTAGTATAGTTGATACTAGACTTTCTTCTAATAAGGATGTAATTGTCAATTCAACAAATGCTAGTTTATCATTTATTGCTAAAACTAAAAAAATGCACATTGTTTCTTATATCGGTTCTAACGGAGCTAGTTATGTTGCGTTAGATGATGGTGGGTTAAACCGATTATGTAATGCAATTCAATCAAATGAATTTGCTGAATTATTTAATAACCCACAAAATGCGTTAGCAAAAGTTTTAACTAATACTAGCTCATGTATAACATCATGTTTATATAACCCTTGTACTGTTACCGGAGCTGTTAAAGAGATTATTTTAGCCGGAGGGTATGCGCCGGGTGTTAGTGGTTATGCGGTAAATCGTGATAGTGATATGGAAATAGATATTGCCATTCCTTGGAATTTTACGGACTTTCGACAAAGAAGTCAATTTACTACTTTATTGTTATATCTTCCCGGTTATGGCTATCAAACACTTAACGCTGATAATTATTGTGGTAAGAGTTCTATACATTTAAGAGCAAATTTAGATAGTGTTGTTGGAGAAATTACTTACTTAATAGACCATAAAGTAAAGTGTAGTGCTACTCTTTCAAGCAATGAACAAATTTCTACAACCACTAATGGTAAAGGTGGAATACTTGCAACCGCTAGTACTGCAATAGGGTCGATTACAAACGGAATAAACCCTAGTTCAATATTTAATAGTGTCATTTCGTCGTTACAAACTGATGTTGGTAGTGTAGGTTCAAATGGTGGTTTAACTTCGTTTAATGCAAAACATAACATTACACTGTATTGTATAACGCATGATACTAATGTTGCCCCGGAAAATTTAACAAATAATTACGGTAGACCGTTAAATGAAGTAATTTATCTAAATGCATTGTTAGGGGGCTATGTAGAATGTGCAAATGCAAGTGTTAGCGCAAACACTTCGCAAGAAAATATAGATAAAATAAATTCTTATTTGAATGGTGGTGTGTATCTTGAATAAAAATAAAAGCAATTTTAGTATAGACCGGTTTATGGATGATTTTCCTAAAAATGTAGAGGGTTTAAACAATTCAAGTTATTTCTATTATAGAAAAGTTCTTTTAACTAAATTATATAGTGTAATAAGACCTAGAAATTTTCCAGTAGAATGGGATATTGACTACTTTTATAATGCATTATTCAATCATGGTTATATTTGTGTTACTGATACAAAAAGCGGTGTTTTACCTCTCGAATGTGGAATTGGTGGTATAAATGTTTTCAACAAACCTACTACTTGTTTTATTGCAAATCCAATTTTAGGTAGTTTTAATCGTACAATTAATGATAACTGTGTTCTTGTTTATTTTTGGAACATTTATGGTCAATACAGTACAGTAAATAATATCATTACTAAATATGCGAGTTTGTTGGCAAGTATCGACGGTTCTATAAATGTAACTATAATTAACTCACGTGTTGCTCATGTTTTTGAAGTTGAAACGGAAGGACAAAAGCGAACACTAGAAAAAATTTATGATGATGTTTCAAATGGTAAGCCCGCTATCGTTATGAAAAAAGGTCAAAATAATATGTTTGATAAAGACGGTTTACGAAGAGATTTCTTAAACGTTAAAAATACTTTTATAGGTAATGAGTTAGTAGACTTGAAAAACTCTATTATGAATGATTTTCTTACTGAAATAGGAATCAAAAACGCTAATACCGATAAAAGAGAGAGATTGAATAGTGATGAAGTTAATGCTAATAATCAAGAAACTAAAGCTCTTGTTGACGTGTGGATAGATACATTAAATAAATGTTGTAAATTAGTTAATGAAATGTTTAATTTAGATATTGGTTTTGAACTTAATAAGGAATTAACTTCTTTTAAAAAATTAAATGTTGAGGGGGAATAAAAATGCAATTTAGCTTTATGTCAATATGTGAATTGTATGGTATTGAGGAAATATTTAAAGATATAAACATTCCATCTTCATATGATGAAGAAATTTTAATTAATACTATTTTAAGTGAATGTATGATGTATCAACCTTTATACGTTGAATTACCTATTTTAAATCAACTTATTATTAATTTCTTCAATGTACATTATAATGATTTTAAGAAGTTAGCATATTTATATGATTTACAATATGAAACCGACTATAACCCTATTTGGAATAAAGATGGTTCATATATTGAAAAAGAATCGTATACAAAAGACAACTCTTTCAATAGTAATTCTAATGAAAATAGTAATAGCAATAACATAAATCAAGTTAGTGCTTATGATAGCGGCAATTTTCAAAACAACAATAAAGATACTTTAACAAGTAACGAAAATAGAACAAAAAATGACAGCGGAAAAGAAAATTTCAATCATTCAATAGAACGACAAGAAAAAGGAAATATAGGAGTAACAACAACAATGAACATGATAAAAGAAGAAATAAACGTTCATAAAGATAATAGTTATAACAAATATGAAATAGTAGCTAAGAAATTTTATGATGAATTTTTTATTCATTATTAAGGAGGTATCTAAATGGGCTATTATGATTTTCCCCACACTAGAAATTATGACCAAGATTTAGGTTTTCTAATTAAAAAATATAAAAATATGATTGCTGAGTTAGAAAAAATTGGTGATGTTCAAGAAAAAATATTAAAAGAAATTAATCGAATTATAAGCGACATGCTTTCAAATGGAGAAATTATTTTAGAACTAAAATATATAGAAGAAACAAAAACATTAAATATGGTGTTTGGTCCAGTAGGACCAAAAAAAGAAATTTATTGAAAGGAGGAATAGGCAATGAATAAGGAATTGCAAATTTTAAATATTGACGGAGTTGCTTATGATATTAGCGATAAAAAAAGCAAGGGAAGATTTAAATACCATTAAAGCTAAAGGAGGATTTATGTAATGAAAGAGTTCGATAACATTAATGGAGAATATTATGTGTGCGACAGTAAATCTAGAAACGATATAGAAAGTTTAAACTCACAACTTAACCAATTGGGTATGACTATTGCAAACATAAAGCCTTACATTTTTAACTTAAATGATGATTATAGATATATTTTTGTTTGTAAAATTGAAAATGCAAGATTTCAAACTATTAAAGCTGCTATTGATTGGGCTGTAAATGATTTAGGTGTTAGTAAAGAAAATCCGGTAGGGATTTTAATTGCTCCAGGTGTTTACAATGAAAAAATTGTGTTGAACAATGTTCATGGTTTGAGTTTCTATGGTTTAGATAAAAATTCATGTATTGTACAATATAATGGTACATATCCTGATTGCGTTGTTCACGTTCAAGGAGATTATTATTTTAGAAATTTAACATTTAGAAATACTAATAAAGATGCCTATATTGTGCATCAAGACCCTAGCGATAGTACTGTAGAGGGTACTGTATCATTTGAAGATTGTATCTTCGACGGTGGTTCAAATGGTATAGGTTATGGAAGTGGTGCTAACACTACATTAAAAGTGGTTAATAGCGAATTTAAAAATCAAGGTACTTATCATATTTACGGTCATAACTCTCCTTATAGTAGAAATAATCAAAAAATGATATTAATTGGCAATATCTTTCACAGTACAAAATGTTTAATGCTTGATGACGCGGGCGCTACGTACGGTAACACTTCGACTTCAAAAATGGATTTATATTTCAAAGACAATTTATGTTTATACTTCTCATTAGGTTCTTTACTTTTTAGACCTAATACAAATGATGCCTCACAAAATAAACCATATATTACGGGAGCTAACATGCAACAAGGTATAGGATGTAGCGGTAATGATAACATCCCATCTATGAATTGTAATTTTAACAATGGTGTTAGTGGTATACTTAAATACAATGTATATATATATATTCCTAAAGCCGGTCACGATAATTATTCTCATGTTTCTATTCCCGTACCGGTATATACAAATGCTTACAACGTAAAAATCAATTCTCTAACGTTGCCGGGTATGGGTACTTTTAATAGCGACGTAGGTTTAGAAAATAAAGGAAATGGGTTTATCAATTTTGCGTTTAATAATAATGCTAGTATTGTTGATAAAATATGCATTTTAAATTTTAATTTAGAAATTGGTGGATAAAGAAAAGGATAGTATTAACTATCCTTTACTTCTATTAATTAACAATAATAACACTAATAAAGTTACTATATTACTAGCTATTACTTCTAACATTATAGAACTTCCATTTCAATTTCAATATATGTTCTATCTTCATATTCATCTAAATTCGGTATTTCTATATACCACTCGTACATGTCATCTTTAAACACTTTGAGTGTTTTTATTAATGTACTAGGACCTACCAATTTTTCTTTTAATTTGTCAATAAAAACAAAATCACTAATCATACATCCTATTCCATCACAATTTAATTGTCCTTTCAAAAAATAATAAGTATAGATTTCTACGTGTACATTTTTCATTTCTTATCCTCTCTTTCTTTTTACAAATACAGTATAGCACATATTCATATGATATGCAACATAATACACTAAATTTATAAAAGTTTATTGGGGTAATAAATAACTCTCAAAATCGTGATATATTT